GCCTTTGCCCGAGCGGGTTGGACCGATGACGAGCGTGTGGACCGCATCCGTCAGCCTAAGGAGGTTGTCAGGAGGTTTTTTCTGGAGGGATTCGAGGAAATTTCTTGCCCCATCACGCCGATTAAACAGCGCCTTCAATCCTTGTAATTTGCTGATCCTGCCACCCATGTACCCGATGACAACTCCGTAACCTGATCGCAGATGCATCACGTCATTGAGTTCCGCCCAGCGGCTGCTGCCGTAGGCATTGAGCGTTGTCACCCTCCGACTAAGATTCGCAGCAAGAATCGCAATGGAGAAAATCCACGCGATGGGGAATTGGTAGAGGATAAGGCCCGCGAGAGAGGCTGTGATGCAGATTGTGGCGATGTTGATACGTCTGAGCATTTGACACCCGGAATGTAAGAGGATAGTGAATTGACCCCCGTTCTTTGGCGCTCTGGCCATTTCATAGTGTCCAATTCCCTGCCGAATTCCTGACTCTCACGAAGCCTCTTGAGAATTTTCTCAAGAAGTTCGATGTCATCCACGGTCAGGCGTTTGCTCAGATTGCTGAGTCTCGATGTGTTGCTCAGCACGTAGGAGAGCCCGTTCAGGAAATTCGCCATGAGCGCCCAAATCATCCATGTGGCAAAGCCGATGATGATAACGGGTGTGCCCATGACTGTGAGCCTTATCACGATCTCCTTCATTGACGAGTCCTGTGATTGGTGATAGTGGTAGTGAGGCGGCTACACCGCCGCCATGTCAGCCCAGACTTTGCAAGCCGTAGAAGCGGTCATTCCCTTTGACAATGCCGCCTTGGCCAGCTTCTGAGCCTCGGCCAATGCCTCGATAAAGTCATCCAGCGACAGCTCGTCACCGGCAGCCTGAATGACCACGCCCGATTGAAGCGGGCATTTGATCTTCTTGTTGGTCTTGACCGATGCCGCTTCGGATTTATTGCGTGCCTTTTTGTCCTGCTCCTCCTTGGGTGCCCCCGACAAAATCGAAGCCAGATATCCCTCCTGTTCGTCGGCCCTCATCTGACTGGCCTTGGCGCATTGGGTCAGCGTGACCTGCCCGGCCTTCAAGGCGTCCTGCCACTCCTTGGAACATTTGGCCACGCTGAGGGCACGGGAAACGGTCCCTTCGTTGAGCTTCAAGTGATCGGCCAGGTCTTTCTGCTGCCAGCCGGGGTTGAGGGTCAGGATTTCGTAGTACGCGACGTACCGTTCCCAGCCGGACAGGTCAGTCCGATGGATGTTCTCGGCGAGTTGCATCAGGCGGACTTCGGTGTCAGTGAGCTTGCGGTCGGAGATAATGACCGTAAGTTCAGACAGGCCAACCAGTTGAGCGGCCCTGACGCGGCGTTCACCGCAGAGGATCGTTCCATCTGGACGAGCAACGACGGGTTGAATCTGCCCGTGGGCCTTGAGAGACGCGCCTAGCCCCAGCAGATCCTCTTCGGTACAATTCTTCCGTGGCTGGTTCGGGTCGAACTTGAACCAGCCCAGCTTTTCCGGCTTCATGGTGCCTCCGGGTTAGGACTATCGAATCCTATTGCCCGGAAGGAGTTAGGGAATCCCAAGAAAGTGGCAAGATTGTGGTAAGTTAATGGCAAGTACGACCAACGGGGATAGGGTCCGGGAACTCCGCAAGCAAAAGGCTTGGAATGCCGAAACTTTGGCGAGGAAGGCGGGAGTAAGTACAAGTACGATATGGAACGCAGAGAGGGGCAAAGGTCTTCATGTTCTTACGCTTGAGTGTATCGCTGGCGCGTTGGGGGTTAAAATCGAAGAGATAGTCGCACCTATTTCCAAACGCGTTAACATGCAATTGATTTTAAATATTGATTTCAGCAAATGCGATCAAGACCGGTGCGACGCAATCCTTGATTTTCTCCGAAAACTCGTACCGGATGGGGGAGACATGGAGATCAAAGGCGCGGAACCTTCCAATAGCACGAAGATCACGATTGAAATGGATCTTGACGACATCCTGCGACTATACATGGAACTGGAGAAGCTCATTGGCTCAGAAAATTTTCCACTCATCTCATACAAATCTGATGCACCTAATGATGAAGAACTAAAACACATAATTCGATCAATGCCAAAAAGACGGGGTATTGGACCGGCACTTCTAGAAGAGCTTATGAAGATGAAAGAAGAGGCTGAAAGGCGACGAAATGGTGGTGATGTGATTGCCGAGACACGAACGCCATTTCAATCACCAAGGCAAATTGCGAAGCCGAAGGAAACTAGTAAGGACGGTGGTAACTGACCGAACCTGACTGGTTAGGAGCAATAACCTTTCACGAACGGAGCCGATTACCCTTTGTACCGCAAGGTGCAAGGGGTTTTTCATTGGGCGATTACGGTTCCCGCTATGGGTTCGCCTATTCGGCTCCGTGCTGCGCACCAAGCCTGCGCGTCAACCTATCGTAGGGGCCTAAACGCCCCTCGACCATCAATAGGCACCCCATCTTCCCTCGCTGCCGCTCAGTGCAGACGGGGGCGCTACGCTCCCCACCTATTGACAGTCTCACCCCCGCTCTTAGGATGGCCTCCATTAGGTTGCAGGACGAGGCGTTGCCTCACCTGCAACCTAACAACCAAAGGAGACCCTATGACCTACGAGCCAGTCCACACCTTGAGCGAATGCCTATTGCGGCGTCACCGCTCTCTTACGAAGCACATCAGGAAGTTAAGGGAAAACCCAGCCAACCGGGGGAGCGATGAGCTTGTTGCTTGCTGCGAGGAGGTTTGCAGCATCGAATATTGGCTGAAGATCGCCGAAGGGGTCGAGCGGAACATCCGCATAGGGACGGAGTTGGAAGAGATGGCATGGTTCTCTATCGACATGGTGCAGGAGGCTCTATGAAATACCAGCCCGTTTTCATCAGCTACCCATCGTGGGAAGAGCCAGGTCCTGTTTTCGATTTGAAAGACGAAGCCCAGAAATGGCTTGACAAGAAAATCAGAAGCGGAAAGCCAAATGACTGGGGACATATTATTGAAATAAGTGCTTGACTGATATAACCAAACTGCTAAACAGAAAGGGCCGGGGTGGACCCCGGCCCAACAAACCACTAACTGCTTAAGGAATAGTGATTATGAATGATATTAAAACCACAAACACCACCAAAAATCAAGTCGCCAAATACACGCCGGAAGCTGAGGCGATGGCTGATGCAATATTGAAACCCAGCGGTAGTAATCTGAAGAATTACACCATGGCCAAGACGCGAGAGGCAATTATTTCAGCCGCTCAGAAAGGCATTGATGATGCACGTGCCGAATTGCTAGAAGCCACCACGAAATTACTTCAGGCCCTACGATGCGCTCTCGCTGATCTGGAAGGGGTCAAACAATGCTACGAGCAAGGGACAATCGTTGACCATGATTGGAAAGCCCATCAGCTTAGCATCGATGAAGCAAGAGCTGTCATTGCCAACGCAAAGGTTACGGCATGACCGACCATCAAGAACGCGAGATAACGTACAGAAAGGAATCGAAATGACCACATTTTACTTGAAGGCCAAGGAAGCCAAGCAGATTGCTGACGGATTGGCATTTTGCATGTCAAAAGAAGAAACCCGCTATTACCTCAACGGCGTTTATATCCACGCCAAACAACAAAAGCTTTTTGCCGTGGCAACGGACGGGCATCGCATTGGAAGACTATGGCTTTATCCTCAGGACGAAACCACCAGCAAGGAGAAGCCGATTGACGGTGATTTAGGGGCGATCATCCCCCGCACAGCTGTGGAATGGCTTGGAAAAATCAAGCTGCCCAAGGGGTCTGATAAGGAGCTGGTGCGGTTCGATTTCACGGATGAAAAAGTGGCACTGACACTCTTGCCGGATAGCCACACCGCCGTGTTCACGTTGATTGACGGCCATTACCCTGACTACGAACGCGTAATCCCCAGCAAGCGAGGCGAAACTGAGGTTGGTTTCAATGCCCTATATCTGGCGGATATTGGCAAAGCTGCCCGCAAGCTCAGTGATGCGTACAGCGCCGGAGTGAAGCTTCATATCGGCAGCCCAAGCGATCCTTGTGTTGTAACCTGTGACAATGAGCGAATGCTGTACGTGCAGATGCCGATGCGGGTTTGAAAGGGCAACGATCAGACAGTCAGGTGCTTAACTAACCCAGTCTGAAATATGGCCGGGCGCTCGGCTATGCCTCGCTAATCTTTTTGTTGACGACATTTTGGAACTGCGCTACCATTCCGGGCGAACAACCCGGAGACAATATGAAGCGGGATCGGAGATTCACCAGCACTAGCAGCAACGAAAGCGGCGCTCTGCTAGCTGAATTGCCAGAATTCAAGGCCCTCAAAGAACGCCTGGAAGCTCCGCCGCCTGAAAAAGAGGTGATAGAACCAAAGCCGAACACATCCCGCAAACCCTTCACAGGCCGCGTTGCATCCGGTAGAGGGCGTCTTATCACTTCGGATGATTCCAGTTATGCCATCGAAGCCAACCCGCCGTTAAACGCCAGAGAACAGGGTATAGCTGTTAAGAACGGCTTCGATGATGAATCGCCCGCTCAGGATGCCAGCTTATTCATTGCGGACAAAAAGACAATGCGTGAAGCCGATGGCGATATTAACTATGTGGCAATGGTTACGACGAACGAGGATAAAGGCCGGGGTCGGTGATAGGGCCGATCAAACTAACCGCTGAGGAATGGAAAGAATCTAAGCGGCGATGCCAGAAGAGGCCAATTACAATCCCAGAAATACTAAAACAGTATGGTGTCCGACCTCATCCGTTGTTCAATGACTATCAGGACTATATCGAGCAGCATGAATACGGCAAAGCCCACACATCTGAAATAGGCCGCTCGCGATGAGACGCCTCTATCGCAGGATAATCCGCAAGCGGAAGAAGCCTCGTTTCCCAACTACATTCGTCTCAAGTCCAGAATGGCTTTCCACGCCAGAACATAAACGCTGGGCGCACGACGTGATGAAAGCCAGCAAGGGCCGTTGTGATCTTTGCGGCAGGAAGGCTGGAGACATCAGCCCGGATGGAAAACCAACCATCCTGAATGCGGACCATATCAAGCCAAGAATTACGCATCCCCATTTGGCGTTGGAAGTTTCAAACGGGCAATGCTTATGTGCTTTCGATAACGAGGGCAAAGGCAACCGTGACGATACAAATTGGCGGATTCACTAACCGGCCTATAAGACACGCTTCGTCAAGGTCGTGGCGCGTAATCTTCATCCGCGAGTACGCTACTTGCAGATTCCACTTCTCCCTCAAGCCCGATTACGGGTGACTTCCGCTCTATTCAATTCCTTGCCTGTAAGCAGGTGAATGACGGCGAGTGCCGCATCCCCAGCCCTTTCAATTTGCAGGCAGGAACCCAACCCATGACCACCGCCATCCTCACCCAAGACCAGCTCCGCCAGACCGTCCCCAGCATCTTCGCCACCACCCCTTGGGAGAGCGTCAGCAGCAATTACCGCTTCGTCGCGACCGCCGACATCCTTGGCATGATGCAGGATCAGGGGTTTTACCCCGTCACAGCCAGCCAGTCCCGCACCCGCATCGCTGGCAAGGCCCCCTTCACCAAGCACATGATCCGACTCCGCCACGTTGACCAGCTCGCCCCGGCCCTTCACGACGAAGTGCCAGAACTGGTTTTGGTCAACTCCCATGACCGCAGCTCAGCTTACAAGCTTTTCGCGGGGATTTTCCGCCTCGTCTGCTCAAACGGCATGATCGTCCAGTCCGAGGATTACGGCAGCTTCTCGCTCCGCCACAGCGGCAGCCGCGACCTCCGCCAGCAGATCATCGACACCACGGGCGAAGTGCTCAGCATCACCGCCCAGGCCATGCAGAACGTTGGCGAGTGGAAGGGAATCGACCTTTCCCGCCCGCAGCAGCTCGCACTTGCCACGGCAGCGGCAGAGCTTAAGCCGCACGTCGCCATCAAGCCCGCTTTCCTTCTCACCGCCCGCAGGGAGGCCGATTACACCGACGGCGAGGCCCGCCGCGACCTTTGGCGGACGACGAACGTGATTCAGGAATCGCTTATCCGGGGCGGCATCAGCGGGACCGCGACCACGGGCCGGAAGGTGACCACCAAGGCCGTCAAGAGCGTGACGGGCGATTTGGCCATCAATAGGGGGCTTTGGACACTGGCAGCAGAGATGGCGAAGCTGGTTTGAACGCGAACAGGGCGGCGAAAGCCGCCCTTTCCCTCGCAAATCGTCAACTTGCGCAATTTCGCAAACTGACCTAAATGCTTAGCCAATCAGGAGCAAGCCCCATGTTTCATTTCATCGTTCCCTTTTCAGACGGAACCGCTTGGCACGTCATGCTAGGCGGGAGAGACACCGCCGACGCCGTTGACCAGTACATCCGCCTTTATTGGAACCCCGGAACCACGGGAGCAGTCGGCGTGTGGCACAATAGCTGTCTCGCAGGCCGCATCCTGCCAGTATTCAACATCAAGACCGAGTGTAACGACCCGCTGTTTCAAAGCTGGCCATAGGCGGAGTCAGGCAAAAAATCGACCGGAAAACGACCGCCTGAGTACAGGCGGTTTTTTGTTTGATGACGCATCAAATACCGCTTGACCGAAGCAAAAACACAATGTAAAACAAAAATACAAACAACACAATGGAGGCTACAATGAATACCGCTCAAACCCAGACTTTCACCCGAACCACATGCTTTCAAAACTGGTTCGACAGCCAAATGGCCTTCGAGCAGGCAAATGACAACACGGATGCCGCCGCAATGCGAGCATGGGCGAGGAGCCGGGCGAATGATGCACCATTCGCCGCTCAGACGAAAGCCGCATCACAAGCCGCAGACGCAGCGTTCCGCATGTCGATGCAGATGAAAAACTGCTAATGGGCATGACGAACGAACCCAAACCTGGACGCCCAAAATCCCCCTGCTCGAAATGCGGGGGAAGTGAGCGGAACGCCGCAGGGGCTTGCATCCCATGCAGCCGCGAGTACCAACGCACCTACCGCAAGGCTTGGATTGCCAATCGGAAGAAGGAAATGAAAACAAACCAAAGGAAGGAAAAATTATGACCGAGAACGCATTAGCCCTCATTGAAGAAAAAAATCTAGCCCAATACTTCGCACCCAAGGGACTTGACCCTGTTATCGAAGCAATCCGAACTGAGGTGATGGGAGTAGTGGGCGATATATCGACCGAAAAGGGCCGCGATGAAATCCGCTCTCGTGCTTTCAAAGTAGCGAAGTCGAAGACCGCAATGGACGAAATGGGCAAGAAACTCACCGAAGACCAGAAAAAGCAAATCAAGGCGGTTGATGTTGAGCGTGCGCGGGCTTGGGATGCCCTCGAAGCGATCCAAAAGGAAGTTCGCCAGCCGCTCTCGGATTGGGAAAACGCCGACAAGGAGCGGATTGCAGGCCATGAGGCGGCATTGGCTGCTATCCCAGAGCATCCGGGATACGGGCAGCACGAAACCGCCGAGGAAATCCGCAAGCGTCTGAACCACCTCGAAAACCTTCCGCCCCGCAAATGGGAAGAGTTTGACGCAAGAGCTGCGAAGATCACGGTGGATGAAATCAGCCGGACTAAAACCCTGCTTGCAGCCGCACAGAAACGGGAAGCAGAACAGGCGGAGCTGGCCCGGTTGCGTCAGGAAGAGGCTGACCGGAAGCAACGCGAGCATGAGGAACGCCTGAAAACCGAAGCCGCCGCAACAGCAAAGGCCGAAGCAGAGGAAAAGGCCCGCAAGGAAGCCGAAGCCCAAGCGGCACGGGTGAAGGCCGAGCAGGATGCAGCAGCAGCGGAAGCGACCCGATTGAAAGCTGAAGCCGACAAGGCGGAACAGGACCTAATCCGCATCCAGCGTGAGAAGGACCAGGCCATAGTACGGGCGAAGAAGGCTGAGGAAGACGCAGCGGCAGCCATCGTCAAAGCTGAAGTTGATAAGAAGGCAGCCGCCGAAAAAGCCACACGGGAACGCGTAGCGGCAGCCGAACAGGCCAAGCGCGATGAAGAGGCCGCAGTCCATAGAGAGAGGGAACGGGTTGAGGCTGAAAAGAAAGCTGAAGCTGAAGCCGCCGCCAAGCGAGAGGCCGACAAAAAGCACATGGCGAAAATCAACAACGAGGCTTTGAATGCCATCATCGAGCATTGCAACTCAGAGGAAGTGGACGTTAAACCGGAAGTTGCCAAGGCTCTAATTGCGGCCATTGCCAAGGGGCTTATCCCCCATGTCAAAATCAGCTACTAGGAAAGAAACCCCTATGAGCCTTGACCATTGCAAATCTTGCGGCAGGAGAGTCGATACCGATTATGATTGCGACGCCTACGACAATCCTGAAAAAGCCTGCCTGTGCTCGAAGTGCAGGGAAGAACAACCAGAATTGAAGGAAGTTAAAGCCATGACCCGAGACCAAATAATCCACACCGCGCTAACTGAAGAATATAGGAGTAGTAAGGCCAATCCAGCCGTTATGGCAATAGCGGTGATGGAAGCGACGGACACAGTAGGAAAAGGCCCTGGCTTATTTTCCAAGATTTCCCGCACCATCAACAGCGTCATCATGGCCACAGAACCCGTGAACTTTTCGGTGATGGTCAGGAAGGTGACGGCATTGCTGCCAGCGGAGGAAACTGTACAGCCGAAAGTCTACCCCACTGAACAGCCCGTAGAGTTGTCTCAAATTGAGCAGCTACTTTGCGTGGCAGATGATTGCCGTAGCCTCATAGAATGCGGGCTTGAACGTGATGCCCTGTTTTCAATATCAGCCATAAAGCAATTGCTTATAGCGTTGAGCAAAGCAACGGAGCGGGAAATCGTTGTAGGGGATTTGCTGGATCACTTAACCCACCAGGCCACGAATGGGCAGATCAAATTCAATACAGACTTTATCCCACAAGTCATCGCAGAGTATGAAATGGGCCTACGTCGCAATCTCGATGGCAACGTTCCCGGAGCGGTCTACAACGCGATGGAATTTGCCTTGGATAAATTCATCCTCCAGCCGATCCTGAAGCGATTCGAGCAATGGAGGCGGGGGCGGGTAATCAATGACGAACCATTTGAAACGTCATCTTACGACATCCAGCAACACGAGCGTCGTGTGCGGCAAATAATTAAAGAGGCTCGGAAGGGCGATGAAATAGAAGGTGAGAAATCATGACAAATCAAGAACTGCAAGCAGCCATAGATTCCTCTACTCGCGTTCTCCGGGAATCGTTCGGACATTGCCCAGAATACAAGGTTCACCAACAACACTTAACGGAGATGCTAAAAATACAGTGTGAACGAGCGTTAAAGTCCGCTGTTGCTCGCAAGAGCACCAAATCTAAAGGCGATCAATCGTCCTGACCTTCCAGCTTCGTCGGTTCAATCAATATCGACTCCACCACAATCTGCTGCTGACTGTTCGCCGTGCTGCCCACCTTGAGGAGCGAGCGAACGTGCTTGGAGATTTTGTAACAGATCAATTCCAGTCCAGTTCCCCTAACCTTGACTAGCCAATCACCAACTATTAATTTTCCTTCGTACTTAATGAGGCCGTTGTAATAGAAATCAAACCAAGTTCCGTCCTCCGATTGGTCCCCCCAAGATAGCGTTGCGTAATGAAGCCATTGAAATCCCTGTTTGCTGGTGATGAGCCGTAGCATAGGGGTCTGGCCCTTTTCGTCCGTGCCGATGCCGTCGCCCTGGTCGTCGCCTTTCTTTACGTGTGACAGATCACCTCTCAATAGCTGCGCCGGATCGAAGCTGCTCATTATCTCTTTCTTTCTCCATATCAGAGAATTGATGCCTTGTAAAATGCTGCTTGAGGTTGTTGAGCCAGCGGGATTTACTGACCTCAACCTTGGCCTTCTTGCAGACGGTCAGTAAGTCATCTAACTTACTGCCCAGCTTGACGACCCAATACTTGCGGACGTCCTGCATCGAGATATCGCCGACCTTGGGAGAGCGCGTGTATTGCCCGAGTTTGGCCTTCGCCTTTGGTGACCTGTAACCCTTCTCATCGCTATAACGGGCGACCTCGAAGTTGCGGCGAGACATTAATTCCATAGTCTCAGGCTGCACGCCACGGACCTCGAAATACTTCCCCTTCTGATCGAGCTTGTACCCGAGCGATTTCAGATTCTTGGCCAGCCTATCATGGAAAGCCTTTTCGATGCCCGGTCGGTCGATGTTGCCGATTTGGAGAGCCTTCCACTGCTTTTCTTTTCGGTCGTAGGTGAGATTCAAGAGGTAATTGTGAAGATGCGAATGCGGGTCCGGCAGTGAATCATCCTTAGCAGGTCGAGTTGTGCCGTGATAGTACGTTGCAAACGCGATATTGCCCGTGTGCCTATCCTCATCGACGCCACCCTTTCGGACCCTGACCTGAGCTTGCTTTTCCAGCTTGCCCATCGCATATTCGTTGGCTTCGAGCAGGGCTTTCTTTACGTCGGCCTTTTCCATCACTTCTATGAGGATCGAAACCGACTTCGGAACCGTCATGGTGACATCCCAAGCCGAACGGCGGTTATCCTTCAACCGAGCCGTCAACTTCGTCCCAGTCTCGGGATTCAGCCCCTTCGACAAGCGAAGGAAAGACAAGGTGCCGAACTCATCCTGACCCAGCATCCGGGAGCCCTTGCCGCCCCACCTGGCTTCGAGCTTTCCACCCTCCGTCCGGTAGTCAGGCGACAGGTAATACTCAGGAGCAGCGGCAGGCTGAATTTGCATCATTGAGTAAGCCCCCTAGCTCAGTTGGGGGAATTGTAGGCGGCTACCTGGTGTCCTGCAAGTAGTGAAAAAGTGTCGCTACATCTCTCCCCTAATTTTTCGGTTGCAATCTTGCGCGGCGCAAGCAACCTTTGCGTGTGTTCTGCCCTTCAGCAAAAGGCTTATCGTTTGTTGATCGACCAAGTAGATATCCGCGAGATTTTGCATCGAGTGTCTGCCTCTCGCGTAAAGCACCCTGATGTTCAAAACCATCGAATAAGTGAGCTTCGAGGGGACATGTTTTCGCCGTCCCCTCGCCAGAGCATCAGCCATGTTTTTCCGGGCGTCCCCCAAGTACAAATGATCGGGGCAGACGCATTTCCGATTGTCACAATGGTGAAGCACCATCTTTCCATCGGAAATCGGTCCCCTATACTTCCGATAAGAAAATCGATGCGCGCGAGTCTTTACAAGCTTGTGGTTGGTGAGGATGCCGTAACCCTTTGGATGAATCCATCCTGTCCATTCCCAGCACCCAGTTTCTGGATTAACTACATAGCTCACTTCAAAGATTTCATCTTCGGTTCTGATCCTTTGCGACATGGCTACTCACCGCACAGCGACAGGATTACACCAAGCATGAAGCACACCCACGATTGGTATTTAAACCCATTAGCCTCATAGATGACAGCCGCGAGAATCAATAGCTTGCCCCAGCTCATACGGAATGCCCTTCGTTAGCGGCCAACTCACTTTTGCGGTATTAGGTAGCATCGTCCCGTAAGGCACGGCGTACATCCGAGTTTAGCGCAGATCCCAAAAGTACGCTCGTCCACCGTCCACTCAGAAAACCCGTCGTTCTAAAAAGCTCTTGCGCAACGTCCTTTCATCTGATAATTGTCAGAGGACGCTTGAAAGGACGATGTATGGCGGAAGAGTTCATCACACTAGAAGAAATCAACAATGCGATTACGCGTGTAAAAACTGAGTTGCAAGAATTGCTCACCGCTAAATCAGTAGTGCTGAAGTATGGCAAGCCTAAGGATACCAAGTCGGGTAATACGCCAAAAGCATCCCCAGCTCGGAAAGAGTCTACGACAACCGGCGACAACCTAGACCAGCGTAATCGCTATTTCAGAGAGGCTGGTGAACTCATCAACTTGGTGCAATACTTGGACAAACATCCCGAAGGGGCTGACCATGCCCTTGCCGCAAAGGCAGCAGGCACTGACCTGACGACCGCCCGCAAGACCTACCATCGTCTAAAAGACAAGGGGCTAGTAGACAGAAAGGGCGAGCTTTGGCTTCTCACTGAAAAGGGCCTTCACATCTGGAAAACAAGTCTGATGTATGGCAAGGGGAAGTTGAGTGAGTAGAAACAAGGAATTCGCTGACGCGCATGCGCGAGGCGTAATAATTACCGATTACGGAGTTTGCTCTGTGATGTGGTGAGGAGGTGCGGGGATGCTTTATCTTTTGCGGGATGCGCATCCCCCGCGCCTTGCTAAACGACAAATAGGAGGCCCAATATGAATATCGGGTTGGCAGAAAACGGTAAAACCTTAGGGTTTTATGCTCGTGAACTGCCTATTTTATGAGACCTGACCGGGCATAGGCTCGGTTAAGACTGTCGCCAGGAGCCGCCCAAAGGGTGGCTCCTGATCGGCAATTTATCATATTCGGTAATTATGTCCAACGAAATCGTCATATATCATTGATATTGACGTTCTCTCGGCCTATTGCCTTCATGACGGCTATAAAGAAGGTGGTAGGAAACGAACCCCGCCCTAGCATATTGGCTATGCTGGCCTTAGTCTCGTGCAAGCCCATTTTTGCAAGCCTGTCAATTAATTCCTCGTAAGTAACGCCGGTTCGCTTCATCTCCGATTTGACGAAGCGACTAGCCTGTTGAGTTTGTATTGCCGCTTGAGACGAATGCTGCCTACGTCAAAATCCTCCCTGAACAATTTGATAGTGGCATCCAGTACAGCCAGGTCAGCCTCAATCTTTCGGGCTTCTTGTTCATTGGCAACAAGCTGGCCGGATAAGCGTCCATATTTTGCAATCAAAGCGGTTAATACGTGAGGGTCTGCCATAGGGAGGAGCATAGCAGAAGCGGCGCGAAAATCAGTGATTCCTTACGGGACGATGCTACCTAATACCGCACTTTTGCGGGATTCCACTTGCTCCAAGCACCAGCCATGCTTGGGAGGGTTGGTCTTTTCCAAGTTGCCCAACTGAGACTTGTTTAGCTTCATCAGCTTATCGAGGTCATCGAGGGTCGAAGCGCCAAGCGCATGAGCTTGGAAATTCATGGTCCAAGATTCCCAGTCAGCTTTCGTTTCATCGTCCGGCATTTTCAGCACCGGTAGCGAAGTGGGAGCAAGAGCTTTTCGAGGCTCGATGATTTCGCCCGCTTCCAGGTCGTGAGCAGGAGTGATGGTAGCGGCATCGGTAGGTTCATGATTGCGAAGTTCGTTAAGCGTTACACCATAGCTACCGTCCTCCAGCTTTTCAGCGTCGATAACATCACGCATTTCTTCGCTTGTGTGAAGGCCCATAGATAGTTCGGGGGCATAAACCCGAGTCCACCACGAACCAGCACGATACATCAGCATTTGCTGCGGCATGGTTTTCCACTTGCTTCCGTTTTTGCTATACCAGCCCTCTGCTTTAGCAAGGGCAATATCCACATCCGTTCCAACTAGCTTTTCCCCGGTTTCTTTCTCAATGGCCCATGCCCGGCAGCCCCAGCTATCCATTCCCTTTTCGCCAAAGAATTCAAAGCGCAAGGCGGAAAACCTACCCGAGCTATTAACGGTGGCAATCAAGAATTGCGATGACCAAGTTGGCTTACCATGCACAACGACCAAATTTTGCATTACCATTAAGGGATCAACTCCAACGCGAGCCGCCATGTTCAGGGCAACTACACAGTTCGGAATATTGTTCTGATAGTCCTTGGGCACAAGGCTAGATGCAGCCAAGCATTTTGCTGCACGCTGTACAAGTTCAAAGCCTTGCAGGCTTGTGAGGCCAACAGTTATAGATGGAAGGTTGTCAATTCGTTCAATGGGTGCGCGAAGGTTTTTCAAGGTGGACTGCGCGGCATTTTCAGTTGTTGGATTCATCGGTTTCACTTTCTAAATTTACAGGTTTCATAAATGGGGCAATAACGACCATGGCATAACATCGACTTCGGATTTCCGTAAAAATCCCCGCCATGTATTAGTTTCGATGCCATTTCTAAAATACCCGGAGACTCGCCGTCACCGAGAAGAATGTCGCGCGCACCAGAAATCTGGCCTGTGCCGGTACGCTGTGATGCGGGAGTCTTAGCTGTGTTTAAACCGAAGATTCTGGCAGGTTGCGTTATCGGCAGCCCCGAGCCTTTTTCCGCTAGTAGCTCATAGACACCCATCTGGTAGGCATTGCCCTTGGTATTGACATCGCCAGAGGAGGCCACAGCGGATTTGCCAGTCTTGATGTCCCCTATGCCTAAACCATCGTTAACCTCATATACTCTGTCGGTCGTGCCAGTCAGGGTGAGGGCAATATCGGTGATTTCCAGCTTATCGCAGGTAATTTCAACGGCCCTAAAATTCTGTGTCGGTGCAATCGTCGTGCAATATTTCCCATGAAGCGAGATAGCTATTTTCTCGGCATCGGAAGGATTTTCGTCCTCCCAATCGACCTCCTCATTCGGTTTGTGGATAGCATCCACCGCAGCAGCGGCAGACTCCTCAATTGTGATGCCAGCGCCGTCTATGGTTGATTGATCGTAAACCGCTGTGCTGGCATGGACTGCCTTTCCAAGCATCGCTTTGCTGTTAGATGGCATTCGCCTTCCCTCCAGATTAATCGATGCCCAGCGTGCAGGGCAGTCGAACAATTGTGGCAAGCTCGATGCGCGTATGACGACGGGTTCTCTGTTCATGGATTCCTCCCAACAAACTGACTGTATTCGTAGTAGCCAGCAACATGCTTGTGCTGAGACGCTTTGATAGCGGGGATGGCATGGTATGCAAAATACCCGAGTGCTGCCCATAATCCGGAACTAATAACTATAGCGGCCATCCAAACCATTAGCACTCTGTTTGGATGCTTCATATTCCCTCCTTGTTAAGTTTGTCGTAAAATTCAAAGGCTTCCTTTTCTGGGAGGGCGAACCAATTTCCAGTTGCCTTGTCAAAGACCTCAAAATCTTTGCTCCTTAATCCAATTCCGGCACGCTGTTGTTGTTTAGGCGGGTTGCTCATTGGCTGAATTGATTGAATCGGGGTAACTCGCATATAACCTCGCTATGCTAATGGTTTAATTTGTTCGTCAGTCTTGGCAAATATCTCATGCCATTTTTCGTTAGTGCAGAGCGGTTCGCCGGTTTGGTCGACAACTCGTCCGGCCTGAATCGTGACCTCTTTATTGTTAATCCACGCCCTGGGGAGTGGACCCATGCCCTTCACCCAATGCTCTATCTGCTCGACAGCTTCTTTCAAGGTGGCAAAGTTTTCTTCGTAGCCATTTTCCCGTTCGCTGCCCTGATGGAACGTAACCGATGCTTCGTACATATTGCTTCCCTTTGCTTGTTGACATGAACAGACTATTACAGTTATTATTGGTAGTCAACGACTTCTTTCAGGTTCTTTCAATGCCAAAAGCAACAAACGGATATTATTTAGAAGTTTCAAATATTAAGTGGTTGGAGCAGCGTGCAAAAAAAGAAGACCGCAGCGCCAGCTACTACTTAGACAGGCTACTCAGCCTGCTAAGGGAGGCCGATAATCAGGAAGTCAAACAACCAAAACAGGAGTAAGTATGAAGATCAGGGTTCAGGAATGGTTCGGGGAATGGGAAATTGAAATTGTAGGCAGCGCTGGAAAGGCGTTCTTATTTACGAATAAAAAGTATGCTTATAAGGGAAGCGCCATGAGAGCAGCCAAACGCCTTAAGGCCATTTTGCCGAAAGCTAAAATAGTGGTGGCTGTATGAACGAGATAGGGCACAATAAGAGCAAGATCGGAGGGGTAGCCGTTGAGCAGCTAAAGGGCATCATTAGTCGCGTGGAAAAATTAGAAGAAGAGAAGACCGGAATTTCAGCGGACATCCGCGACGTCTTTAGCGAGGCCAAGGGAAATGGATTTAATGTTAAGGCCATTCGCACCATCATCAAAATGCGCAGGATGGATGCCAGCGAGAGGGAGGAAGCCGAAACCATCCTAGACACCTATCTGAACGCTTTGGGCATGACGCCCGACCTGTTCGACCAGGAGGAGAAAGAGAGTGAAAAGGGATAGCGGACTCATGAGCAACGAAGAGCTGAATCACCTCTATGGCGATTTGGGAAAGACCTTCAAGACCCAGCAAGCAGCAATCGAGCACGCCAAGGGCATCAAGGGAGCGCGTATCTACTCGCTATGGGATACGTTCAACGGTGCCCGTGGACGAGTAGGGTATCTGGTCTCGATTGAACCGCCAGCTCCCAAGCCAAAGCGTTACACCGGCAAGGTCAGGGCACCGCACTGATGCGAAAAAGGCTAGTGCGGTTGTTATTAGCGAAGAAGCAGGCCGAAGCTTATCCTGTGCCTCTTAAAGGCGAAACCTACATCGATGAAAGCGGACTCACAGTGACCCGCTATCCGGCCCGCACCGCTGCGGGGGCATTTAGGCAGGACGATACTGTTCGACCATCGCCGAAGCCCAACAGAAAACGTGATTAATATTCGGTAAGGCATAACCGAGATAAATTCTCCATAATTGTTACTACTAATTAGTATTAAAAAGCTATAAAGATACCTCCTGTTGTGGTAGCGTTATAATCACCCGATTAAAACCCGGAGTGATTACGAGGGGGGATAGACTGATCCTCGAAAAGCGGTCCCTTCACCGCCTTCCCCCCTTCACATGAAGGATGGCCACCGAAGGAGGCTCATGAGTAAAATTCATACAATCCCGTTGCACATAGGGGATTTAATTACGGACACGATGCATCTGTCTCCTTCAGAGCTAGGGGCTTACATTAGATTGCTTTCAGTCCATTACCGCATCGGTCACGAAGGTTTACCAAATGACGAATCCCAGCTCAGGAGGATTACAGGTCTCGACAATAAATCGTGGGGTAAATCCAAGGAGGTAATATTCGCGTTCTTCGATTTGAATGAGCACAGCAGATGGGTACATGGGAAGGTACAGAAGGTGCTTTCTGGGATTCAATCTGTGCAGGAACAGAATCGAGTTAAGGCATTGAAAAGATGGAATACAGCCAATGCCATGGCAATGCCAGAGCAATGCAGCAGCAGTGCCACGGCAATGCAATCCATAAACCATAAGCCAAAAGCCAAGTTAAGTAATAAGATAACCCCAACCCCTTTACCAGACTGGTTGCCATTGCAGATGTGGGAAAGCTATTTGGAAATGCGAAAGGAGAAAGACGCGCCGCCAACAGAAAATGCCAAGAAGCTAATTATCGGCAAACTGGAAAGATGGAGAGCCAAAGGCCACGACCCATCCCTGATTCTGGAGAAGTCAATCACAAGCAACTGGACTGATATTTTTGAACCGAAAGGAAACGACGATGCAAACTATCGAAACGGCAATGGACGAAGCGGAGAAAATGGGATTCAAGCTGGAACAGCCCAAATCGCTGGGGGAGTTGGTCAGCCCCCTTCAAAATGGCAAGTTGCAGCCGATAGAGTCCTCGGAAAAATCGAGCGTGGGGAAATATAGCAAGGACGATAAGGCTCGCTTCACCGTAACTTTGATGCAGGTATTTCAGATGCTTAAGGAATACGGCAAACAGGGGCAGGATTTTGACGTAATCGTTCAGGGATTCCTGCTCTACTTTGAGCGCAAAGGTTATGCTATGGTGCGAATAATAGATGCCCTTTTCAAGCATTTGGACACCAGCAAAGACCTTCCAACCCCATTGGACATCGAGAATATTATCAATCCTCCTCCCCCGAAAATCGACTGGCCTCTTTACATCGAGATCAAACGCCGCATGAGACAATCCAATGTCTACGTTGATAGGGATGAAAAGCAATTCGTTAGGAATTGCGAAGACCTTGCAATTCTTCGCCAAAAAGGAGAAATGGCCAGTTACAACGATGCTCAACGACAATTAGAGAATTCGCGGCAGTTAGCAATTGGCTACGATGGAGAAGGGGAATGACCGAGACTGATGAGCTGACGCAGATCGACAAACCCAAGAAACGCTGGTGCGTGGTGCAGACCAAGCCCCGCGAGGAAGATATTGCTGTTGCCAACCTTCGGCAGCAGCAGTTCGACGTTTTCATGCCGCTCCTCAGGGAGCATCGCCGTAAAGAGGTGAAGATTGTACCGATGTTTCCGGGGTATCTTTTTGTTGCCATAGACCCCACCATGCTTTCGTGGCTACCCATCACCGGCACTCGCGGGGTAAAGCGGCTGATGACATCCCGCTTTGAGCGGCCCGCACTCCTGCCGCGTGGATGGGTAGAGCATTTGCGGGATAGCGGCGTCCTCGATTTGTTCAAGGACGCATTGTCTTTTAAGAAGAATGACAAGGTTGAATTTATTGCAGGGCCTTTCGAAGGGCATACCGCTACATGCGCATGGAATAGCGAGCTTAGGGTAGGCGTTCTTTTCAATTGCATGGGTAGAGAATCAATGGTAATATGTGAACCAAAGATGCTACGTATGGCGAAGGAAAACATCCCTCATGCCGTGCGGTAGCCATTGACCAAAACTCTCAGCCTTGCCCCGGTAATACTGGGATTTTTTATTGGCGCTATGCCTGGAATTACACAAAAACAAGAAAACTTCTGCCGCATATTCGTTGAAATCGGCAATGCATCAGAATCTTACCGCCAAGCATACGAAGCCGAAGATATGAAGCCCGCCACAGTTTGGAACGAGGCGTATAAACTTCAGGCTAACCCCGATGTGGCCGCGAGGATTGACCAGTTACGTAAGGAAGCCATTGAGCGACATAAAATAACCGTTGATTCTCTTACCATGGAACTTGAGCAAGCGAGATGGTTGGCGATAAAAACCGAGCAACCATCTTCGGCGGTCTCCGCAACTCTCGGTAAGGCTAAGCTTCATGGGCTTATCACTGATAAAAATGAGCTTAGCGGTCCCAATGGAGGCCCGATAGAAACAAAGAACAAATCGGACGATGAAATTAACCGCAGAATCGCTGAGCTTGCTCCCAAGGACTGATAGAGAAGAGCTACTAGAGCTTCTGGAGGAGAAAAGGCGAAGGAAGGCCAAGGCAACTCTAGCCGAGTATGTTAAGGCCATTGACCTTCCGGGCGCTCCTGTCACCGATGATGAAGATTGCGAGCAGTTTTACCCCGAAACCATCAGTCCGGCCCTACATCACAGTCTTTTGATCGAAAAGTTACAGGATGTGGCAGAAAGCCGCATCAAGCGGTTGATGATTCTCATGCCGCCGGGGAGTGCGAAAAGCTCTTATGCCAGCGTTCTTTTCCCAACGTGGTTCATGGGGCGATACGCCAACAAGAACATCATAATGGTCACTTACGGCAGCGACCTTGCCAAGAAATTCGGTCGCAAATGCCGCCAGATCATCCGGGGCAAAGCCTATCAGGAAATCATGGGTACTTCCTTGACGGGAGACAATGCCGCCGTTGATGACTGGTCGCTGAAAAACGGCAGCACGTATATGTGCGGCGGGATACTATCAGGCATTACTGGCAACAGGGCGGATGGCGCAATAATAGACGACCCGTTTAAAGGGCGTGAGGATGCGGATAGCGAAACGATACGCGCTAAAACCCGCGAAGAATATATCAGCTCAGTCAAGACCCGCATAAAGCCCAGCGGCTGGGAGATCCTGATAAATACACGCTGGCATGAAAACGACCTTTCGGGCGGGATATTGCCGGATGGGTACGCAGGTGAATCCGGTTGGATTACGGCTCGTGACGGCGAACAGTGGTACGTGCTCTGCATTCAGGCGCAATGCGAGCGTGAAGACGACCCGATAGGCCGCAAGCTTGGCGAATACCTTTGGACCGAGTGGTTCCCGGTAGAATGGTGGGAGCAGACCAAACGCACGCAGAGCACCCCCAGCGGAAGGAACTGGTCTGCCCTATATCAGCAGCGGCCCGCGCCCGAAGACGGGGATTACTTCAAGCGGGAATGGCTGCGTTGGTATGACCGGCTGCCAAGGCATTTGCGATATTATGGCTCGTCAGATTACGCAGTCACCGACAAGGGCGGTGACTATACCGTACATCTGGTTGCTGGTGTTGACCCGAATGATGACATTTACCTTGTGGAATTGTGGCGCGACCGCACCGATTCGCTGGAGTGGGTGGAAGTCCTGATTGAACTAATTCTTCTTTACAAACCCATGGAATGGGCGGAGGAGGCCGGACAAATCCGCAGGAGCATGGACCCGCTCATCACGAAGCGGCAGGCAGAGACCAAGGCATTCTGCTTCCGCAAGCAGTTCCCCAGCGTCACCGACAAGAAGGCCCGCGCTCAGGCCATCCGGGGCCGGATGGCTCAGGGCAAAGTCTATTTGCCGACCGGGAAGCATTGGGTGCCGGATTTTGTTACAGAGCTGCTTAAGTTCGATTCAGGCAAGCACGACGACCAGGTGGATGCCCTATCGCTACTTGGCCGAATGTTGGCGGAAATGTGTAAGGGCGAAGAACCAAAACAGCCTGTAGCATGGAAGCCGCCAGAGCCGCCGACAATTGAACAGATGCTTAAAAACCATATCAGGAACAAGTCGCGGCAACGCGATGATGATTGAAAGAAATTGTGAATGGATGACACTAACACGGGAGCAGCCAACCAGCTAGAGACGCCCGAGGACGCTGGTAGGGGCGAAGCTGGGGAGGTTGCCCGTTGGCAGATGGAAATAGACCTTTCGAGCAAGGTTGAGAAGAAATGGCGTGATAAGGCTAACAAGGCTATTGACCGCTACCGAGACGAAGGCGAACGGACAGACTGGAAATTTAATATTTACTGGGCCAATGTAGAAACGATACGTCCGGTACTCTACAACACTATGCCGCGCCTCGATGTCCGCAGACGGTTCAAGGATTCCGACCCCGTTGGCAGGGTTGCCGCCGAAATCATAGAACGGGCGTTGGAATATAGCATCAATTCCTATGATTTCGACGAGGAAATTGATAATATTATCCTTGATTATCTTATACCATCACGGGGTGTCGCGCGTGTCAGGTTCGAGCCAACCATTGAAAAAAAACCGTTGCCGGATTCTTCGCTTGATGCCGATATTCCCGATGTGGACGCTGGCATTGATGATGTTACAGAATCACCAGACCAGACTTACGAGGAAATGACCTATGCTCGCTGTTATATCGAGCATGTGGCATGGGACAGGTTCAGGCGAGGCCCCGGCATCACATGGAAGGAAGTGCCGTGGGTTGCTTACGAACACCAGCTAACGCACGATGAAGTGGAGAAGCAATTTCCCGGCTTCGGCTCCAAGGTCGATTACGACATCGTGATGGAGGGCGTTGAGAAAGAACGCGCCGATAAAAATCCTTCGGTATTCAAAAGGGTCAGGATTTGGGAAATCTGGGATAAGACCGGGAAAAAGGTGAGATTTCTCGCCCCTAGCGTCACCGACCAATTTCTGAAGGTTGAGCAGGATAAACTCAATCTTGAGGGCTTCTTTGATTGCGAGCGTCCGCTATATGCGGTTAAAACATCTACATCGCTTGTTCCTCAGGTCGAATACGAAATGTATAAAGATCAGGCAAAAGAGCTTGACCGCGTTACCGGACGCATAGCGAAGCTTGTTACGACCCTTAAACAGCGCGGCATATATGATAGCACCATTACAGAGTTTAAAGAGCTGCTGAAAGCGGCTGATAATGAAATGATACCAACCTCCACGTCCGCTCCTGCAATGCAGATGGGAGGCCTTGATAAAGCGGTGTGGATGCTTCCCATAGCGGATGCAGCCGCTGTGCTTAAGCAGCTCCTAGACTACCGTGAACAGGTGAAGCAGACTATCTATGAAATCACCGGCATGTCCGACATTTTACGTGGCGCTACCGAGCCTGATGAAACGCTTGGGGCGCAGAAACTGAAGGCTCAGACGGGCAGCCGCAGAATCCAGAGGAGGCAACGGGATGTGCAGCGGTTTATACGCGGGTTACTCAGGAAAAAGGCGGAAATCATAGCGGACAATTACACCCCGCAGCTCCTGTCGCTGATGACGGGCATCCAGTTGCCTTCCGAGATGGACAAACAGCAGCTTCAGTCACAATTAGCCCCCCACCCCCCTTTACAGGGGCAACCGCCAGTAGCCCCCCCACAGCCGACGCCGGAACAGCAGAAATTGCTGGACTCGCCAACCTGGGAAGACGTTATGGGCGTTATCAAGAACGACCTTATCCGCTCATTCCGCGTGGACATCGAGACCGATTCCACGATTGCCGCCGATCAGGAAGGCGATAGGGAGCAGGTCACAGAAATGATTAAGGGTATCGGCGGATTTGTTGAGAGCGTCGGCCCAGCCGTAGAAAACGGGGCGCTTTCGATTGATACCGCAAAGAAGATTCTGCTTTCCGCCGTTCGCCGCTTCAAATTCGGCAGGGAAGTGGAGGACGCCATCGATCAGGACACTGGCCAGCCGCAGCAGCAGAAGCCGGACCCTGAAATGGCAAAGGTTCAGGCTCAGATGCAGCTTGAGCAGCAAAAGCTGGCGAATGCCAAGGAGCTTGAGCAATTCCGGGCTGAGAATGATGCCAAGGTAGCGGTGGCTACGCAGCAGGCTCAGGCCATGCAGGACGCGGAGCAACAACGGACGGAATCCGCCCGTAAAGACCGTGCGATGGAATTGGAGCATGAGGCCAAGACCAAGCAGATGCTATTAGCGCACCAGCTTGAGATGGAAAAGATACACATGCAGTCGGGCGCGAAGCTTCAGGAAATTCGGGCCGATGCTGACGTTGACTCGCAAGCACGAGCCCAGGAGCAGAGGCATGATCTACTCAATACCGGCGTGAACTTCGTTGCCGACCTCGCCAAGGCCGAACACGGCGCGTCTATCCAACCGAAAGGAAATCTATGACAGCTATTGACTTATTCCAACCCAATGACGGACAGACGGTGAATATATCCTATACCAGCAGTGGGACGAGTGCGCAGGTGGCGTTACCTACCAGGGCCTCGAACGGGAATGAAACCATCCGCGTCTACAATAACCTTGCGGTTGTTGCCTATATTAAATTTGGGACGTCTTCCAGCGTAACGGCAACGGCATCCGCTGACATACCAATACCTAGCTTGGGCGTAGAGGCATTTTCATGCCCTGTTGGCATCACCAACGTTGCGGCTATTCCCGCTTCATCTACAAGCGGTAACATATATTTCACGATTGGGAAAGGTAGCTGATGAAATCCTCTAACAAGCTTCGCCGCCGCACTCGCAAGAAGGGCAAATAGTATGACAGCAGATATAAAATCACTCGATAATAGCAATGTGGTTGTGGACTCGCAAAAATATCTCCGGGCGCGTGTAGGTATTAAAACGCCTGCGATTCTGGTTGGTCCAGAAGGAAGTGAAGTACCTATAAGCGGCGGCAGCTCATCCGGGCCTACCGTAATCGCTATATCAAGCCCTACCACTGCGGCGGCTGTCGCTGGGACGACCTATCTATACCTTATATCGGGAACCACAACTTTAACGTTCCCTACCGCAGTTGGCAACACCTCCACTTACATCGTCAAACGCACCGGAACGAATACTGTGACTGTTAACACCACTTCGTCACAGACTATGGACGGTTCAACATCGTTAACGTTGAACGTTCAATATCAGGAATTAACGTTTGTTAGCGACAACGCTAACTGGCAAATCATATAAGGATATTATAAATGGCATTTACACCCGCGAACCCGAATGGTCAAAATACCGCAGCAAATTCAGCCCCTTTCGTTTGGGCGAGTGATGCAGCGCTTCCAACTGGCACAAACCTCATTGGATCTGTAGCACCTCCTGGCACCGTCCATCTCACAGCCGCCCCAGCAGTTACCGCAGGTGCCTATACGACCGGTATGGTGGTTGGTGGGTTAATAACCTTAGCGGGAGCTGCCAGAGTCAACAACGGAAGCGGCACCATCCAAAACCTATTGATAACATTGAAAACCGCATTAACAGCCCAATTTGACGTGCTGATTTTTGATACACAGCCTACTAATAGCACGTTCACCGACAATTCGGCTTTAGCGGTTAACGTAGCCGATTTGCCATTTCTCTGCGGCGTTGCTCATTGCAACGATTTGACTTCGCTCGGCACTCCACAGGCATTGCAAATGGCTAATAACGGACTCCCATTCAAATTAAGTGCTGCGTCTACAAGTTTATACGCGGTGATAGTAATACGCGGAGCCGAAACCTTAGCGTCAACTTCTGCAATTGGTCTAATAGCGGTCATTTATCAGGATTAACCATGTCGAGATTACTTCGCAACGTTATCGCAAAGCCTAGACTTCCCCCTCTGCCAATTTATCAATCGGCATTGAAAGCCATGCGAGCTGGTACGCGCAACGCCCGAATCATGTGCGCAGGGAATTCGTATACGCAGGGCGATTTCAGCGATGCTGCAAACGTTGATTATTATACACCGGCTTTTTCGAATCAGCTTGCAATCAAGCTGAGCGCCGGAGGGGTTCTAGCATCGTGCAACTCAACGTGCGGTTTCCAGTTTGCAGTTCACAACGCTGGTTCGCTCCAAAACAATAACGACCCCCGTGTTGTTATGTCTGGTATAGCGAAAGCTCTTGTGACCCAGCTATGCATTGGCGGCCCGCTGATTCAGATGCCTAATGCCACTAGCGGTGTAAGCTTCACCCCCGCCAATCCTGTAGACACATTCCGCCTTTACTATATCACCACTGGAGGCGCGAACACCTTCAATGTGAATATCAATGGCGGCTCGAATACTCTGATTGATGCGAGCGCAGCAGTTGGCTATGCTTCTGCAACCTTTACCGGAACGCTTGGAACTAATACACTGAACGTCAATTGGGTTTCAGGATTTGCTAATATATGCGGGTGGGAAGCATGGGACAGCACCAAAACGAGGGTGAATATCATGAATTGCGGTTGGTCGGGCTCGACCTCAGGCAATTGGGCCACTTTTGCAAACGCGCATTCTGCTGGCTTTTCCTTTGCCACCGTCGCGCCTGATTTAACTATTCTTGAATTGGGCATCAACGATTTCAATACCAGTGTATCGCTTGCTACCTATATGGCAAACATGCAGACGCTTATCACCACGATCAAGAATGCTGGTAGCGATTGCATCCTCCTCACTGGAGCACCTTGGGATGCTGTGAATAGCGGAATACCTTACGCCACACAGACAACTTTTTGGAGCGGCATGCAGCAGCTTGCTACCCAGAATAATCTAAGGATGATTAATATTTACAATCGATGGGGGGATTTCTCGGCTGCTACTACCGCAGGGCTTTATGCCACTGGATCATTTTCAAACAGCAGTCATCCATCGGCAAAAGGCCAGCTCGATTATGCCCAGGCCATTTTTAATGCAATAAACATGATGTAAGTAGAAATAACGAAAAACATAATTATAGGAACATTTTTACTCCGACTGAGAAATCACAATATGCACAATGAATTCATTCAATCTCTCAAAAAATTATGCGAGCTAAATAAAGTTGCCTTACAGGGTTCCCTCCGCATAATAGACGCCACAAACGAGCGTTGGGATGCGACGACTATTAGCCTTAATATCCATGAGGCTGTTCAGGCTTACGGAGGAATGGACAGAACAGGGCCATTCCTCGTCGGTTCAATTGAAGAGAAGCCAGCAGAGCCCGTGAATATTAAAGCCGACCGCACTATCCACATCAATCCCGACATCGCCGGGTACGATTGCCCTGTGAGTGGGAAGTGGATCGGAAGCCGCAAGGACCACCGTGAGAACCTGAAACGGCAAGGTTGCCGCAACCTTGAGCCGGGAGAAACCCGCGATTCCCGCAGGGAGCGTGAGCGGAATTTTGAAGAATCCCTGAGCAGGACCGCCCATGAGGCCGTAATGCACATTGCCCGCAATGTCGAAGTCTAACAACGAATAGGAATTTATGTCAGTAGATGAAAAGAGCCAGAACGAAGAAGTCCGAGCTTCACTCGAAGCGGAATTCGACAAAATCAGCAACGAAACTCCAGATGAGAACGTCACTGATCCGCTAGAGAAAATCGCAGACAATGCGGGCCGGGACGAAAAAGGACGCTTCAAGCCAAAGGACGAAACCGTAACACAGCTAGAAACAGAGGCCGTAGAGGAAACTCCGGCATTAGAAGATACAGACCAAGGGCAAAAACCAGAAGCTGAACCTGTGCAGGAGGCACAGCCTATTCAGCCGCCGGTCAAATGGTCTGCCGAGTGGAAAACCAAGTTTGCCGCTCTCCCTCGTGACGCGCAGGAAGTCCTGCTGGCACGCGAGAGCGAGTATGACAAGGGGTTCACTGAGAAGGCCCAGGAAGCGGCCAATCTGAAACGCCAGTTAGAGCCTATCGAACAGGTTATTGCCCCGCGCCGTCAGGCTTGGGCGATGCAGGGTATGAATGAGCAGCAGGCCGTGAGCCAGCTCCTTGCCTTATCCGACTTCGCCGCCACGAAGCCGCAGGAGTTTTTGACTTGGTTCGCCTCTCAACGCGGGATTGACCTGAAAAACCTAAACCCGGTCCCTGCTCAGCAGGTCAACCCGGAATATGCACCAATCATGCAGGAAGTAAACTCCCTCAAACAGACCATCCAAACCCAGCAGCACGCTGATATTACCCGCCAGATTACGGCGTTCAAATCAGCACCGGGCCACGAGCATTTTGAAGATGTCAGGAATGACATGGCGGCATTGATGAATGCTGGCATTGCATCAGACATGCAGGATGCTTATGACCGCGCTTGCAGAGTCAACCCGACGGTATTAGCCAAGATCGAATCCGAAAAAGCTGTCAAGGCCGAAACGGACAGGAAGGCGGTAGAAGCCAAACGGGTTGCCGAGGCAAAAGCAGCCGCTCAGAAAGCACAGAAAGCCGCTGGTACTCAATTGAGTACCAAAGGCTCGCTCAATGGCGGTGTACCGGCAGCTACGAACGTAAGAGAGTCCATGACGAGGGAATACGACCGCTTGCACGGTGCAGCATAATTCAACCCATAATTTAAAAGGTAACGACTATGACTGTATCACCTAATGCCACGTTCACAGCGTTGGTTACTACAACCTTTCGGAATCATCCGAACATGGTTGCGGATAATGTTAGTAATAATAATGCTTTATACCGCAGACTATACAAAAAGGGTAAGATCAACCTGCTCGATGGCGGTTGGGAAATTGTTCGACCACTTGATTACACCGAAAACTCGACATATCAACGGTATAGCGGTTACGACACCCTTAATATTTCGCCTAGCGACGTATTAACAGCAGCCAACTATGCTTGGAAGAATGCGGCCATTCATGTCTCGGCGTCCGGCACTGAAATCCGGAACAACTCCGGCAAAGAGCGCATCATTCCGCTGGTGGAAGCCCGGGTGAAGAACGCACTGCGTACCTTCGCCAATGATATGTCAACTGACGTTTATTCCGATGGAACGGCAAGCAACCAGATCAACGGCTTGCAGGCTATCGTTGCGGACGCAGGAACCGGAACTGTCGGGGGTATCAATTCGACTACCTATACGTGGTGGAAGAATGGCGTGCAGTCGGCAGCGGCTCCCATTCAGGGCGGCGGTGCGGTAACGATGGGAACTACGACGATTCAGACCCAGATGAACAACCTCTGGTATCAGCTGACACGCGGCAGTGACGTTCCCGACATAATCGTGTCGAGTAATGATTACTACGATTTTTACGAGGAATCATTAACCCAGTACAAGCGCTATACTACTTCTGACGACGCACAGGGCGGATTTATGTCACTTAAGTACAAGTCAGCTGATGTATTCTTTGATGGCGGTACGAAAGGCGGCGGCGTCCCCGCTTCCCACATGTACTTCCTGAATACAGATTTTCTTGAAATCTGCGTTCATAAAGATGCAAACCTTGAGCGCCTTGACGACAAGATTTCCCTAAACCAAGACGCGGTAATTATCCCGTTCTTGTGGCAGGGCAACCTTGTTTGCAGCAACCGCAGTCTACAAGGCGTTATGAAGGCTTAACATACGATTTTTAAGGAGTATACACTATGACTGTTGCAAATTGGATTCCTGTGAATCCTACGGCTGGCGTTCAGACTATCGACACCACCGATACTACCCAAAACCACCCGCTCGGCAAGGTTATCCGGGCGGCTCATGCCACGCTTGGAGAAGGCGAATTCATATACCTTCAAGGCGTTGTTTCCACGGTGGTTGGCTCATGTGTTGTTTACAACACTGCCAACTTCCTGACCACACTGGCTCCGGTAGGTGCAAACAAGCCACAGC